GAGTACCAACAACTGTTGGATTATTAATTGTAACGATTCCAGAAGTAGCACCAATATTAAGTGCTGTTGCAGCACCAGCAAAGTTTAGATTGGTTGCTACAGTATTATAAAGATTTTGTGTTGCTTGAGTACCAACAACTGTTGGATTATTAATTGTAGCAATTCCAGAAGTAGCACCAATATTAAGTGCTGTTGCGGCATTTAATACATTAGCATTAATTACATTAGCATTAAAAAGGTTTAAAGAACTGGTATTACTTGTAACATCACCACCTTCTACTGCCAAATCTCCAGCAATATTAACAGTCCCTCCAATTCCAACACCACCAGTTACCACCAAAGCACCAGTTGTAGAATTAGTCGAAACTGTACTTGCATTAATTAGAACTTCAGCAACTGATGATGCATAAGTCCAAGAAGCACCTTCTACTAAAACTCTATTTGTTGATGCTTCATCATAATAAATTCTAGCATCATTATCAGTACCAAATTGAAAATGTATATCATCTGCTATTCTTATATCAGCAGTTGTTCCTGCTTCTCCTCTTTCGAAAAATAAAGCATCTTTTGCTGCATCATAAGACAACCTAATATCATCACTACTACCAAATTGTAATTCATCATCATCTAAAAATTGAACTCTACCAGTTCCATTTGGTGTGATAGTAATATGACCATCAACATTAGTAGATGATATTTCATTACCATCAATTGTAATATTATCTACATTCCATTGATTTACTTTACGATTTTGATCTAAAATTGCAACAAAACCATTTGATGCTGTTGTTGGATTTGTTTGACCAGCAACTAAACCAGGAGCAATACTTAAAAGATCTGTATAATACTTACCACCAACTATTTGTGGATTTGATGAATTATCTCCAGCAAATAATTTTCCTCCAAAATTTCCGTGAGTTCCTACTCCAACTGTAAGTGCAAGTTCTCCGTAATTTAGACTTCCTGGAGCATTGATCCCCGTGGATCTTTTAACTCTAATTATACTTGCCATTAAAAATTACCTCCATTGATGTCCAAATTTTGAGTATTTCCTGGTGTTAAATCTAAAGTTGCTTGCCATTTAGATACAGATGAATTATAAACAAGAACCATTCCATTCAATAATCCATCTGTTACATCAACGTCAATTAGTGAGTTTAAAGTTCCACCGGAAATACCAGATAAAACTTTAATAGCATTTTCAGAACCAACCCTAACTTTTATGTCTGCCATTGTAGTTATTCGGTAGTAATTCCTGCCGTAACAAGAGCGCTCCCTTCAACAACTCTGGTTTTTTTGGAACCATTATTTAATAATATATCATAACAATATCGACCAGGTTTGAGATTGGCGGTCACTGTTGAACCTAGAGAAATTTTTAATTGTCCAAAAATCACATTTGGGAAAGAAACGGAAAATGATGCAGAAGTTTTACTAGAAGAGGAGTGCTTTTTCATTTTTGAAGAAGCTGTATAACCAGTCAAATTTAATGGTGTATTTGAACTGTTTTCGAGGTTAAAAGTCTGCTCAAAATCAGATCCAATATCGATTACTATGTTGCTAACATATGCTGCCATTACTATAAGAAATTGGATTATATATTAGATATTTATAAATCATTTGTTTACAATATATTTAAGGAGATTTTTTATTTCTTTTATTTCTTCTTTTATGTTTTTTACATCATTTTCTAGTTGTTTTGTTTTTTCTATTTCTTTTAATTTCTTTTCTTTTTCAATTAAAAAATTTTCATAATCACTATTTGAATAATTTACAATAGCATTTGTCTTTTCATCTCTAAATAGTGATTTATGGTCTTTTACTGGTATCATGATTTTGTTGCAATAACTCTTAAATCTTTTATTCTTGGATATAATGCTTGATTTGTTCCAGACATTAAGATTTTAATTTGTAATCCATTGAATAATGGAAGATTGTCTGCTGTAAATTCATAACTTCCAAAATCAGAAATATTATTAGAAGGAAGTATAAATTTATCAGATCTTCCACTATTATTTTTTGAATCAATCACAAAACCATTATTATCTAAATTATCATATCCTGGGAAAAGTTCAAAAAATTGTTGCTGATATGTAGAATCAGTTCTCAACAACTTATACATAACTCTTATATCACTTGATGCATGTCTAAATGCTTCAAATAATACTTTTATGCTATCTGATGATTGTTTTAAATTTATTGTTTTTGAAACATAAATTGCAGCATGTGGATCATCAAATATGCTATTTACTCTTGAATCTGTAGAATAATTTGTTATTGGATTATTTAACCTAGACATCACAGTAATTACATTCACTCTATCTAAATCAATCATAGGAGAAACCTTTGGATCTCCGGTAGAAAATTGAATTTCCATTGTAAATGATTTGCTTCCAGGATATGCGGTTAAATTTGTTTTTTCATTTACTTCTGATGCAATAATTCTGGGAGATGATAATACATGATCTGATGTTAGAGATATGTCTTCAAATCCTTGATCCACATAAGGGTTTTCATTACCACCTACACTTCTTCCTGAAAATGTTCTAATTTTACAACTTAATGATGTGGTTGGTGGAATAAGTGTTTGAACATTTGGTTTTATTATGTTAAATTGTATATTTTGAGTTGCTTTTGGTCCTTTAGAATTTGATTTAATTGGTAAAAGGGTTTGATATGAACCTCCAGATTTTGTTTCATTAAAGTATAGTGCTGGATATCCGCCCGGATTTCCTGTACTTCTATTCACTCCACTTTCTGATGGTTTTAGTTCGATTGTATACTCATCTAAATCTATTGAATCAGAACTTGAAATTGTGTGTGTTTTATTTATTCTTTTTAATGAAACTCCATTTAATTCATATTTTGATACAATTTCATTTGAAACATAAGAACTAGGTAATGTTCCTCTTATGATGCCAGTTAATGACTTAATTGATGTATTAACTCCAGTATATCCAATAATTTCATCTTTGATAATTACATATCCGGTGTTTGCTACACCCACTGGAATATTTTCAAAATTAATAAAATTATTTACATCATTTACCACTATCGCATCAGTAGAAGATGAACTATAATCTGATGATAATCTAACTGGTGGAACATCAGATTCAATTCCACTTAAAGTTACTTGATTTTGAGGAAAATACATTCCATGATTGTTGTGATTTACTTTAAATTTCAATCCAGTTGAAATTGAAGTTACTGATGTAGCATTTCCTCCAAGAATTGTTGTAATCCCTGATGTTCCCGTATACTGAATAAATTTGTTTGAATCTGTAGTATCTATTGTACCTTGAATATTTTCTAATATCAAAGAGTTTACTGAGGTGATAATACCAGCAACATTTGGAACTGTTAGTATTAAATTTTTCCCCAATCCTCCAGTATTTGTATAACTGATAGTGAGAGCATCACCAGCACCATATCCAATTCCAGAATTTGTGACTGTTGCTGCGATAGCAATACCTCCACTTACAGATAAATTTGCCTTTGCTCCTATACCATTACCAGTAATAGTAATCAAATCAACATTTGAATATGTTATCGGCCCAGTTGTGTAACCAATCCCCGAATTAGTTATTGTTAGTGTTCCCGTTGTTCCTGTACTGATACCTCCCAATACTTTATTTAAATTTGCTGAAAAATTTGGATTGTTTTTTTGTGTAATTCTAACTCCCTTTGCTAATTGCTGGATACTTGTACCAATTCCAACTAAAGTACTATTTGAATACATCTGAATTGGATTTTGTCTTAATGATACTATTTGATTATTTCCAACATCTAAGGTTGGATTATAAAATCTTATATTTGATGAATTTGTAGTAAAATTTGCACGATATAGTGTAAATTTCAAATCTTCATATTGACTTGGGTCCCAAGTTGCTCCGTTTTGAGACTTAAATAGTGAACCTAAGAGTGGTTGTTGGGCAACAATAATTCTTTCGGATTCTGATTTAGACGAAGTTGATACTTCTGGTTCGCCCATTCTAGAAATCCAAACATTATACTGATCTGAAGCAGAAAGTAAAACAATCGAATATGCATTTCCAGTTTCCAAATAAACAGGAGATGGGAAGATAAATGATGTTGGCACTGAACCATCTTCTGACAATGAGATTTGACTTGGTTCTAGTACAACTTCTCCAAATGGAAGAATTGTTTGTGTTGGTAATCCAGTAGACATTGTTCTTACTTGAAGAGTTACTGGAATATTATTTGTCGATTTTGATCTAAAGAATATATCACATTTTGTAATGTAAACACCATTTGCATCTGCAACTTCAAATGATTGTGCTAATGGATCTACCCATCGACTATTTGTTACTGTTCTATTTGTGAATGAGGTATCTACTACAACTCTTGTGTCGGTTTCTGTCGTTTGTCTGTTGTCTGTTCTTGCATTCCTTGATATATCTGCATTTCTTATTCTTAATGTTGTTGCTTCAATATTATCTAATGTTCCGTTGGATGTAAAATTAGATTCTGCGGTACTTTCTGAAAATCCAGATATTGTAGAATTAACATCACTAGATGTTAATTTAAATGTCTTTGTTCCAGATGTAAATGCTGGTGTGGATGGAGTTGTTGGGTCTGGGATGAAAAATGATGCAATTAATGTCCCAGCACTATCACTAATTAATCTTAAATCTTTTACATCACATATAGCACCACTACTTTGTCCAGTGAGACGCATATTAACAACAGCTTGTCCGTAAAAATTAGAAGAAGATTGTATTTCTAAACTTGCAGTATCAATATTTAAGAGTTTTGTTGTAGATGAATACTGAGAAGATAATGAATTTGATGGATTATATGGATCCGTACTATAAGTCTGTTGTGGTGAATTATATGGACCATATTTGTGATTTTGATTTGCTAATCTACATCTAAATGTTCTGGATCCAAGAGAACCGACAACAGTTTCTCCAGCACTAAATGTTCCACTAATCATAGTGACTTCTAAAAGTTTAGGAGTTACATATGAAGTTACATCAACGTTATCGAAAAATGCATAAAATCTAGTATTTGGTTTCATTCTTCTTGCAAGAATTTCAATATTTCTTGATCTCATATTAACCAAAATTTCTCTTGATACTACTCTATCTCCAAGATTTGTTGTGTCGAATCTTTCAGAAATTCCAAACTGTATTCCTTGCCTACTTTGATTCGTGGTTGTAGTTGTAGTTTCATTGGAAAAATTTATAAAACTATCTCGAAAAGTTTGAGTGGTGGTTATTGGAATTCCTGATCCTGGAACAAATCCTCCCGAACTATCTGTTTGTGAAATTAGTTCAGAACCAGTTTGAGAACTAAAAAATACAGGACTTCTTGATCGTTGTGATCCAGTCCAATTTGTTTCCCAAGATCCCCAATCTATTGGTGATAATCCAGTATTTGTATCTACACCCAGTTGCTGAATAAATGAATTATAACTACCCTCTATATCTGCTGTTCTTTGTGATCTTCTTGTTTCAATCCAAGTATCAGAAGATGGACTTAATTGTATCGATCCAATCCAATTAATAACATTAAACGGATTAACATTTTCAGTTCTTGTAGCATATTTATTTTTTACATATTCCACATCTGAATAATTTAAACAAACCACGGAACCAACTCTCCTAATATTTGGAGATCCCAAATCAGTAACAAATCTTAGATCCGTATTTACGTTTGAGGAAGTGCCTATTCCAATTACAGAATCCGATCCAATTAAAAGATCTAAACTTGTTGTATATGGTTGTGGATTCAATTCCCCCACAGAGATATCTACACTTGCTCTGTATGCAGGATTAGAAATATCACCACCGTTATATGATTTAAAATTATCAACAAAAAAACCACATTTAAATCTATCAAGTTGTGTTGTTCTATCTCTAATAGTAAGATTTTGCGTATCACTTTCAAGAAGAGATAGTGAAGTATAATATTCTACATTTGATAGTCTTTGATCTAAACTTGAAATATCTTTCATTCTATATCTCTTATGAGATACTAAATTTATTTTGACGTTAGAAACGTCAAAAACATAAGCTGGTAAATAAACTGTTCCTATTTCTAATGAAGAATCTAAGGTATTTGGAGTTTTTGGTTCTAATGATGGAACTCCTTTATTTACTATAAATGCTCCATCTTTATCTAAAAATATCTTATCAATTCTTGGTACGTAATAATCATAAGAAAGATTGATGTTTTTATTTTTTGCAAAAATATTTGTAGAAGAGTTTGTTGTGGGATCAAATATTCTAGAAGAGAATTCAAAAGGAGAATAAGTAGAACCACTAAATGGCAAAACTCTTGGTCTACAATCAATAATATCTGATACTCTCAATCCATCAACTGTTTGTAGTTTTTTGTATATATTAATATCATATGAATTTACTGCAATAAAATCTCCAGTATCCGAAGAATTTATTGTAAAATTGTCATATATGATTTTTATTTTTTTAGTTGGAGGAGAAAATTGTGATTTTCTAATAATTTTTGAAAAATCTAAATAATCTGATTTTTGCCCAGAATCAAAGAAATAATTATTTTTGATATTTTTATCACCAGGAAAAGCAAACAATACGCTTGCTTGTATATTTGTTTCTTGAAAAACTACTGATTCATTCGGAGAAAATATATTTTCGTTTTTGTATACAATATCAACTTGATTGGTTCCAGATGAAGATATTAATGTAGCTACTGCACCACTTGTTTGTCCGACAATCAGTTCACCACGTATCGAATTTAATATATTTGAAGATAAATTTGTTAGTTGTATAAATGGTAATGTTGGATCACTTGTATTTGATGATTCGATAATTGCCACAATTTCAATTACATCTGGAACATTTAATGAAATTTCTTTATCTTGAACTCTTATACCGTAAACATTACTATATACCAATCCATCATTTAATGTTGTTGATCCAATCCCAGATCCCTCTAATGTTGACTTATTTACAATTAGTGATGAGCATCTATTGTAGATTTTATTTTTTGGTTTTATATTTATTTTTTTAAATGTAGCAGTTAAAATTGCACTTCCATTTTGACTAATATTTTGTAATGTTACGGTTCTTCCGCTTACTATGAGTTTTTGATCGGTAAGCGATTCTACTGTTCCATTAACAAATGCTAAATTATAATCCTCCTCATCAAATGGTTCAAGTGTTAAATTTGGATCGGTTTCTAATAATTGAGATAATCCATTATTGGATATTGTCACATTATAACTTTTTCTAATAATTAAATCGGATCCAGTCAAATCCAAATTCGATATATTAAATTTATTTAATTTTGAATACAAACTGATATTTTTTGTGGAATTTGTAATATCTAGTGTGACTTTTTTAAAATCATTTACTGTTATATTAGAAGATGGTAAAGTTCCATTACACACCCCAGATACCGAAGGAAGAGAAACTATTTTGATATTTTTGAGTGTCGTGCTAATTTGATTTACTTTATTAAAAGTCGGAACAGTTTCTCCTTGTTTTGTATATGAAACTACATCTCCAGTGTTGATTCCTACATAAAAATTAGAATTTGAAGTAGTTACTGTACTAATTCCTCCAGATGAAGCAGAAATTGTAAATTGAGATCCTGGAGTTGATAATAAAATTTCATTTGAAAGTAATGGATCAGCAGTAAAACTCACACCATTTCCAACTATTTGGTGAACATCAGAAAAATTATAATCCCTAACCAATTTTATTGTTCTACTATCAGTTATTCCATTAATTTCAATTTGTTCGTTTCTTACAAAAGTTCCAGAGACTTGATATAATTTTAAAAGATCTGATGTGGATACACTATTAAACAAATATCCACTTGCCCCACTATTTTTTCCTTTAATATATGCAGGAATTGTTTGTGTAATAGTTGTATTCAAAGTTAAATCTGTAAATGTTTGAACATCATATAAAGATAATTCATATTGTGTTGTTTGATTTTGATATTCTGTATTTTTTAACTTGTAATCATATACTCTTGCTACTCCAATTTTAGAATCAGATGACACTCCAGCAGTTGCAGTTCTACCTTGATGTAGATCCACTAAAGAACTAGTACCAAATCCTACATTAACGGATCCATATGTATTGTTAATAAGTAATTGCCTACCTAAACTAAATGGTATTGCTTGGTTAAAATCATTTTTAGTTGATCTTGGTTTTTCTAAATCAATTATCGTATTATTGATTGTTTCGATTTCATAACCTCTTATGTATGCTTTGCCTGGGCTGATCGAAAGACACATCAAATCATCAGATGCAGTATTTCCTTGATTCGTTCTTTTATTTTTAGAATATATTCCGTTATTTCCTATTTTATCATTTAAACATTCTTTTGTTGAAATTTCAAATGGTTTTACATAGTAATCTCCAGATTCATCATAGGTTCTTCTTGCAAATTCATCTCTTATCAAATTATAACTTGTTGTTTTTACAAACTTTTGTAAAATTCCATTTTCTAATCTAAGAAGTTCAATAAAATTTTCATCATTAAAATCATCAATTGACTTTTTGATTAATGATACTGAAATATTCAACCTATCTGCGCCGGGTGCTGCATAATTAGAAAATCCATTTGCATTATCAAATAAGTCTTTATAATCATCTGATGCAACAACAATTTCTTCAACAATCGATAATCCAACTCTATATGATGGGTTATTAGTATAATAATCTAATATGAGTGTTTCTGAATTTACTTTTAAGAAAAATCCCCTAATAAAATAAACACCATCAGCAATTTTAGCTGCAGATCCAGTGGATGTAGAATTTGATATAATCGTTGTAGCAAAAGAATTTCCAGATCTAATGTTAGATAATGAATATGAAATATCTTCAAGTGCTATTAAATTCTCACCATCAATAAAAGTTGTTGTTGAGAAATTAGTATCACTAGAACTTTGATACTTTATATAAAGAGTATTATTTTCGACATCTTCTCCATTTTTTTTAATAAAATTTTCAATTTTTGCTTTTACTCCACTATTTTCGCCTTGAATAAGTTTTCCTACTAAATTTTCAATGTATAAAGAAATCGGAAGCCCTAAGTGTGTTTCGTCAATTTGAACTGATGTGTATTCAGAGTCATAAGCAATTTGCCCAGGGATTACCATGGAACCTTCTTTAAAAAAGTGATTGCCAAACTTTTCTATTTGATTTTGTAGTATTGATTGTAAAGTTGTTAATTCCCTTGCTTGAATTGGATATCCAGGTTTAAATAAAACTTTTTGATAATTTTTCAAATCAGAAAAATCATCAAAATATGGAGGTACATTTAAATTTGTCTTTTGTGGCATTTGATTTTAAAACTCCAATACAATTTTGATATCTTCTTTTTGACTAGAAGATCTAGGAATTGGCGATCTATTATCTATGTATATAATCTCTCCGGACTTTTTATTGTATTCTGCAGATGCTATACCAGAATTAAAAGTCATTCCAAGTTGATATAATCTACCATTTATGGAAGTTGAAACACCATTAAAGTTAGAATCTATGGATAGTGGTGAAGTGCCATTCATAGATGATCCAGTTATTGTTAAGTTTCCACCAGTTAAAGGGCTTGACGTAAAATCTATAAGTTTATAACCAACAGACGTTGTTGCTAGTCCGACTGGTTGGTAATATTTTAATACTCCAGTAACATCATTCCAAGATGCTACAAATCCAATTGCAGTAGATCCGACACCAACTGTTTGTGTGATTGTTGAATCTACAGCATAAGTAGTGGCAGTTGTTGCTGAACCAGTAAATTTAAGTGCTTTAAGTCCACTTACTATAGATGTATTTAAAAGTTCAACTTGACTATCAGTAATCGTTGGGTTCTTTATAATACCAACTCTCGCAAAATCATTACCAGATATGATATCCGGATTTGATTCTAAAGTTTCATATCTAGAGTATACAAGAACTCTATATGCACCAAGTTCTCGATAAATATCATAACCGTGTCCACCTTTTGGTGGAATAATTACTTCAAATGATGCAAGAGCAGAAGTTCCAACTCCAACATTCGTCAATGAATTGGTAATTTCTGGAGCACCTGGTTCGAATTTGATAGTTCCATAAGTATAACCCTGACCACCGTTAGTAATATAAATTTCTGATACTTTTCCAAAAGAATCTGTTGTTATTGTGACTTTCCCTCCATTCCCATCACCTAAAATTGGAATATTTTCAAAGGTAGAAGATATTGGGGAATAGTTTATTCCTCGTTCTTTAATTAAAATTGAATCTATTTTTCCGTCTACTGCATTGGACTTTGTTGAAATGCTTTCTCCTATTTCTCCCCAGTTTTCTGGAACTGGAATATATTCAATAGAATCAAACTTTACAATTTCTGAAGGTTTAATTGTATATAGATATTTCCAAATATATCCATCTCCAGAAGTTCCAGCGGCTCTTGGTTCTAAGTCAAAGAATACTGGTTCATCGTATGAAGGTCTTCCCTTTGGATTATCTGGATCAGTACCATTCTGCAAACAAATATAAACTCTAAGGTCTTGATTGATTACATAATAATTCGATTCATAGAGATTGGATTGATTTGTAATCGGAGTTTTATTATAAATTGTATAATTGTGCTTATATAATTCATAAGTAGTTCCTGCTGTCCAAGTCACTTTTCTAATTACTCTTCGAATATCTTCACTGGTTACTTGTTTCATTGCAATAATTGTATCTTTAATATCATTTTCTTCTTTGAATCCATCCAATGGAGATGGACCAGTATTCCAATTTGGAGATCCTCCGGCTCTTAAGTCTGTAGAATTTGGTTGTCCTATAAATGTATAATAACGATTTAATGTTTGCCCAATTCCTACAATACTTTTAATGAAATTTTCAGCATTTAATATTCTAAACTGATCAGATATGATAGCAGGCATTTTGATTATATCTTTTATCTATTTATTTATTTACTTTTAAACAGTCCTCTTGTTCTAATTACTTCTGGTGCAGATGATAATCCAATCAATCCATTACTTGTATTTACATTAAAATTATTTGGAAATCCAATTCCTCGATTTTGATAATCATAGATTTTACCCCAACTATAATTTCCACAAAATCCGTTAGAGTTATTTGCATTATTTACCGTAATTCGATTCCCATATGCAGGATCTGGTAAAAATCTACAAAAAACACTAACAATACCCACTCCAGAAGACTGTACATCTTCTGCACGATATACTCCATCAATAAATGTATTTGCTGTTCCTACATTTGATATTGTGCCATTTTCAGTTGTGATTCCAGTTAAGGAATGTGTGGGACGTGCATTACTATTATAAATTACAAAATAATCACCAGTTGATATTCCACTATACGTAATTCCATAACTATTAAGTGCAGAATAACCAATTCCTAATGTCGTGTTGTCATAAGACTCTGATTTTAATTTAAAAATCAATTGAGGAAGAGTTGATCCAATTGCTAAACTTGTATCAATATCTACAATAACACCAAAATCACCTTTTGCTTTAAATGAAATTATTTTTTCAATAAGTGCAGTGTCTGGTTCTATCGAAACTTTTGGTGGATTTTTTTGATTATATCCAAATCCAGGATTTGTAATCGTAATTGAAGTAACAATTCCGGAATTTACATTAGATATTGCTTTTGCTAAATTATATACGGGGGTAGAATATATAGAAGTTGCCTCACTTCCAACTAAAATGTATCTATCATAGTTTGGAGTATATAAAATATCTTTTATTATATTCGATTGACTCGTCGATCTATATGTCCAATATTGTAAATCATAAGAATAGTATAAATCTCCATTAGAATTTAATAATGTATAAATCGAATAGACATTATTATAGTCAATATTTACTAAATTTCCGGTAATGTTTGAAGTTATTTGATACCATTGTTGGCTCTCTCCATTTGGTGATTCTAATATGATACCATTATCACCAATTGCTATAAATTTTACACCATCCCAAATTATTTTATTCAGTTTAATAGATTCAAAATTAATATTAGTATTAATATTAATAGATATACCACTCCAAGTTTTTCCTTCATCTGTGGATACAACTGGTGCAATATTATCACCAACCACAACTAATTTTGATGGACCATATGCTATAGATCTGAGATTTCCTTTGGTAGTTGAATTTATACTAATAAATGATGTGGATCCAACTCCAACCGCAGAGAAAATTGCTCCACTATATCCAACAGAAACCCATTTATCGATACTTGAAAAATAATTAACATCAGTTAAAGATGAAATATAAGAACTCACCCCTGTATTACTTCCAAATGATGGTCCGTCATATTTTATCATTTCCGACCAAGAAGACAATGTTGTTCCATATCCTAATGCGGTAATTATTTTTCCATAATCACCAACTGCTACATATATGTTCGTTGATCCAAAACCGACTGAATTAAAAGATATAGTTTTACTAAATCCTACATTTGAAATTGAGTTATAATTTTTTCCATCAGTAGTAATTGCAACAACTCCACTCTGTCCAACTGAAACTATTGGATTTCCATATACTACTGCCAATAGAGAAGAATTTGTAGAGACTCCAGAAGATGCAGTCCAATTCAAAATTGGATCTTTTGTTTGTATTGAGATTGATGAAATTGAAACTTTTGGTGAAGAAGTATATGCATATCCAACACCTCCTGTTGAAATTGCAATTTTAGAAATTGTATTTGCAATTGAAACGATTGCTGTTCCTATTGCAACATTTGTATCTCTATTTTCGATAATTAAAACATTAGAATCTTCTTCTGGCAATAAATCTACGGAAGTAAATAATGGAAATGCATTATTTACATATATTGAAGTATCTACGATATTTACATTTTTAATTAATTGGGTTCTTGGATCAATTGATGCAATTAAATTTGGTCTTGCTTTAGATATTAAAGATCCATTAATAATCCTATCTTGTTTTTGTTTTACCCATTTGAGTGGTCTTATTTTATTCGTGTCAGTATTAATTCCTATGCTATCGTAATTATAAGTATCAAGTTGATCGCTGGATACAATTTTTTTAACAACTCTTTCGAATTGTTCAATATCTAAATTATCATAAATATTTTCTCCAATTTGAACAATATCTCCATCTTTTATTGTTTTTGGTGGAATAATAGTCTCAACATCTCTTGAGGAACCTCTAAAAAATAAAATACTACATTTTGATTCTGATTTTGGTGGTTCCGTGAAGATTATTCTACTTCCAATTAATGTATATGATTCTCCTGGGATTTGGAGAATATCATTTAAATATATGAATAGATTGTTATCCAATTCTATATCAGATCCTGGATTTTTTTTCAAATCTACAATTTCTGTGACTTCATTTACTGTTTGAGTTAGTGTGAATTTAGTTCTAGAACCATTAAAGAATGGAGAAATATCATCAAATGATATAAACTGACCAGTAAAAAATCCACTAAATTTATCTGTTAATGTTTCCGTAACAGTCAATTTAAATTCATCAAATGTTGCTCCAGCAGATGGATTTGTAGTTAATCCAATTACAGATAACACATCTCCCACTTTATACCCAATTCCAGGGTTATCTACACTAAATTGAATGATACTCGAACCAGAACCAACTTGAACGGAAACCTTTGCATTAATTCCTATACCAGAAGATCCCCCTGTATATGCAACTCCCATATTGCTATATGGTAATGGTAAATCTATTAATACCAAAGGAACATTCGTGTTAGTATAACCTATCCCACCATTTATAATATTCAATGAGGTAATTGTTCCGCCAGATCCAATATTTGCAGAAATTGTAGCACCATAACCAATAGTTGATGCAATACTTATGACTGGAGGAGTTCTATATCCCGTTCCGGCACCTTTTAATGTAATTGAATTAATTGTTCCTGCAGCAGAAACAGAAACGGTCGCTGCTGCTCCAATTATGGGTTGATAACCAAATCCAGTAGTAATCGCTACATTTGCTATTTTTCCTGCATTTGGAGCACCAGTTAAGAATTTAATCGTATTTGAATTTGGAGTATCTATTGTATAATCAATTTCTGGGACTTGGAATACATTATTAATTAAAATGAATGGTTTGTTATTTATATCTGTACCACTATTTGTATTTGTAAAAATACCAACAACTGATTTCTTGTTTGAATATAAAACAAACTCAGTTGCTGCAATTCCAGTAAATTGATTCGAAATATCATCCAAAATTAAGTTATTATCTGCTGGATTGTATGCATCTAGTTGTCTCGAAAACACTCTTCCAGCAAATGATGAATATGTAATTAATTGTGGATCCGATGAAGCAATTGCTGGACCATATGGAGGAGTAGAAAAATAAATTACATCATCAATAATATTAAAATCTCCATTTATAACTGTTACAGCAGCACCAATGGTGTGTGCGGATGCAACAGAACCCATAAATCCTCTAACTACACTTAAAATATTAGTAGATCCTATACCAATAGAATTAACCTTTATATACTCATTATCAATCTCAAGTATGTCATTGCTGAAAATAGAACTAATTCCAGAAGAAATAAATATCGAAGTTGATCCAATTCCAATTGAAGTAGAGAGTCCTATTTGTATTCCCTTTTTATAAATTGGACTTTGAATAATATTATCAATTGATATAATCACATTTTCATTTGGATTTTTGAAATTAAATGATTGAGTTCCTATTCCAAGTGTTGTTAAATCCAATGGGTCATTTAGTGTAGTAGATAATCCAGAAACTTGAAAATTATTTGTGTCTATTTTACGAACAAATACACTCGAAGGTAATTTATCAGTCCCTAATACTAATGGAGACAAGAAAAGATTATCTGATGGTGTTGAACCTCCAATATAAGTTCCCGCAACTGATATTTGATCGGTAGAAATATAACCAGAACCCCCATTTACAATAGAAACCAAACTAATATCTTTGTTTGCGTCTCTTGTTATATTGAATATTGCACCAGTCCCAATTCCAGTAGATGATGATGGAACATTACTGTAAACTGCGTTTGCTGATCCAGCTCTTGTCGATGATACTTTTGATATAGTAAAATATAAATCATTATTGGGAGTTGATCCTCCCATATATGTTCCCGCAATTGAAATTTGTTGACCTACTGCATATCCTCGTCCGCCATCAATCAACTGAACTGATGTTCCAATTGGGACACCAGTTCCAGAACTATAAGTAATTAAAACCTGAAACAATGCTCCAGTACCAATGCCGGTATTTACATTTCCTGGAATTGGATTACCAAATCCAAAATATTGCGAAGTGGTTCCAGGGGATACCGTTGTGCTAATTCCAGTTACAATTCCTGTTTTTGGGACATATACATTGTAACCATTTTCATATATTGCACTTCCAATTCCTGCTCCAACTTTCATTATTATATCAAGAGTTCCCGATGCATTGGATGTTGTTGCAATACCGATTCTGGTTCCGTAATCGGTACTTTGTGGAAAATATCCAAGTCCTGGTGATAATACTACAATTCTAGTAATAACTCCGCCATTAATTACTGGATAAAAAATTCCCTCCACAGTTGGTGTGGTTGTGTTTTCTATTTTTATTTTTGGTGGATCAGTGGAGGCATATCCAGATCCACCATGTATTACATCTATAGAAGTTACTGAATAATTTGTAGTTTCTATGTGTGGTAATAAAATTGCACCAGATCCTGGAACTATTTTAGTAGGCATAATTCAATTCCCATAATATTCTAATTTGTTCAGGTATAATTGCTGCCATTTGACAGAGTTTTTTATCTATTTATTAGGTGTTTTAAAATGTATTTGGATAAACGATTATTGTATTGCCCATACCAGAGTGGATGGTGCTTTATATTTTTGTGGATAACTTTCAAAATTCTCATGAACATATAAAACTTTTGGATGATTGCGAAGTTCAGTCGCTTCCTCATCATTTAAAAGATAAACTGCTCTTGTTGAACTATGTTCTTTTAAATCAGCACATTCAATGGAATTTTTAGGAATGTTATCTTCAAGAGTCCCATCTTTGAGTAATACTTCATGGATATATTCCCAGTCTTCCGGAGAATGACATCCAACTGCATACAATTTTTTGCCCCGGATTCTGTTGGACACTCTACGGCTTCTAATCCATATATCTTAGGATTTGTAAATTTTTCCATATTAATTACTGAACAATAATAAAGGTTCCGACCATGCCGCTATGAATCGTACATTGATAAACGAGTGATGCTGGAGCATCAAATGGAACAGTAAAGACTTGCGTTCCACTTTGAGATCCACTCAGATATGTAGATACATAACCAGTTCCACCATTAGAATAACGAATTGCAAATGGATGAGATCCACCTGTAGAATTTTCAAAAATGTAAGTAAATCCTCTATGTAGATAAATGGTTGGATTATTTGTAGAATTGACAACACCAGGACCAGCAAATCTATATGCACTTGCTCCACTGGAAGTTATATAGTATTTAATTGCAAATCCAACATCAGTTCCGTCACCAACTGTTGAATTTGTTCTAAAAGTAGTAGCAGTAATCGTACCAGCAATAAAATTACCAGAACTATCTCTTGCAACAATAGCTGATGCAGTATTTTCATTAGTTGCAGTGGTAGCACTATTACTAACTTTTCCAGCAGTACTTATAGTTGCTAATTTACTATCAGCAATTGCAGCACTAGCATTTATATCATCATTAACAATTACACCTGCAGCAATACTTGTAGCATTACCAGTAGATGTTACATCACCTGTTAGATTTGGAATATTTGTCGTTGATGTTGCGGTTCCGGTAAGATTACCTACAAAGCTTGTGGCAGATACAACACCAGAAACTGTTAATGCATTTGTTGGATTTGTGGTTCCGATTCCAACATTAGAAAGAGTATGAATACCTGCTGCCGTAGTTACAAATTGAGAAGATCCACCACCACCAGTTGCAGTAATCGTTACATTACCTGTGGATTGATTAAGTGAAATACCAGACCCAGCAGTAAGAGAAGTTACAATA